CATCATCTGAAAACACAAAAGGTATTAGTCTACATTCTGCAGGTAATGTAGCTAAGTAATTAGTTCCAGGTCTTCTCATTACTCCACCTTCTGCTAATAAAGCAAAGTTTCTACATTGTTTAGCACCATTAATGTAAGCTGGTGTATCTGTTCTAGTTGCTAGTAAAGGATTAAGCTCACCTGCTGAAAAGTTTGTAATTACAGTTTTTAGTGATCTTGCCATTATACATTTGTTCTCGTAGTATTTCTTAAGTTAATAAATCTAGATGTATCAAGTTTTTTATTAGTAACTTCAGAAGCGTCTACATTTTTAGAAATTAAAAATTGTCTATCTGCCATTCCTTTAAATTCTCTAATCATACCAGCATCTCTAGCTACTGAACCTGCAAATAAAGATGCTAGTTCATATTCTAAAGCTAGTCTAAAATGTGCTGGGAAATAATCTTCTTCTACTCTGTAAATATAATCTAGTATTAAAGCATGACTAGATCCATATGTATTAACATATAACTTATCTTTATATCTTGTGTATGGAATAATATAATCATTAACTGATAATGAAACTATATGTAAGACTCCTGGACTTGCAGGAAGTTGATATGCATATTCATATCTAGCTTCTGGTTTAGCAGTTAATAAAGATAATTGTTTTTGATTAGTAGCAAATTTCCATCTGTGTCTAGTTAATGAAGACTCTACTATATCTTCATAAACATTTGAGGCAACTAAAGCTTCTGTGCTACCATCTGTAAAAGAAGATATAGGTGAAGCTCCTATCATTACTAAAGCTCTTGAACATATATCTACTTTTGTTGTTGCCATAAATTCCTATTAATTAATATGAGGGCGAGTTTCCTCGCCCCCAAAGTTTTAGTATATTATGCTAAAACAGCAGTTGTAATTGCTGCTGCACCAGTAGCTGATGTTACTACTAACATATCTACTGCAATTGTTCCACCTATACCAGATGTACAAATGATAATATCACCTTGTTTAACTTCGTCTTTTGCAGCTAGAAAGTAATCAGAGTTATCGATTGTACCGATAGCATCTCCATCTATATAGAAGAATACTGAATTACCACCTGCTTCTGCAATCTTTTTGATTGGGTTGTCAGTTGCGTATGCCATATTGTTATCCTCCTATTATTATTCTGCACACTTCTGTACTCTAATACCATCAGTATCTACTAAAGTACCACCTATGCTAAGCATAGAAGTAATTAAGTGAGAAACTTTTTCTGGTATGTAGTTTACTTCAGTTTTTACATCAGTTCCGACTCCTAAACCTAAAGAAGATTTATGGAAAGCTACAGTATGTCTATCAGTAGAACCAGAAGTTTCTAGTCCACTATGTACAAACCATAAGAATCCTAACCATCTTTTAGCAGTCATACCACCAGCGTAAGGTAATTCACCTTCGCCAACGTATTCTACTCTAGAGAATTGGTCTAATGCTAGTAGATCAGACCATTGTTTTGGTCCTACTACCCAGTATCGTTGATTATCATCTGGAACGTCATTAGTATTGAAAAGTTCCATCATAGCAGTTGATTTGCCAAGATTCATTCCAGTACCTGTACCTGATGAGTTGTTCGCAAGAGTTGTAGCTCCATTCATAATCCCAGTTAATACACTGTCAGTTTTTCTACCTAAAGCGTATGCTGCAGATTGTGCAACTACTTGTCTTTCGTCAATGTTTACCTTTAACTCGTCTAGCTTGTCAACGTAATCAGCTGCATAGTAATCAGTTAAAGTTGCACTCACATTACTGTGAGAAAGATCCATTGCTACTACTTCAGCATGTCTTGCTTTAGTGTTAGCAGATCCTTTTGCTACTTTCTGAAACTTAACAGTGTTACCATTAACGCCATTCACAGTTCTTACAAGGTTCTTTAACTTAGAACCCATTCTTTGATAAGCCATGTGAACTTCTGCTTCAAACTGAGTAATAAAGGCATTTGTTATTGATGTTGCCATTTTATTGTCCTTTGTTTGTTGTTAAGTTACGTTATTATCCGATTGTCTTACTAATGCAGGGGACTGTTATCCACTAAGGGCAATCATTGAACATTTTTAAGGTCTTGTTGTGAAAATAAAATTTAGAATGATTATAAGCAACGCACATTAAATCCATATTTTAGGTATAGTTATAACTTCTCCAAATTCTAACTTACCTTTTTCATCATATGAATACGTTCCAAATAATGTGATGTATTTATCTGTTTCTTTATACACCCACATTTGACTAGATACAGCTTTAGCAGGTTCTTGATTATCCATGTCATGTTCAGAAATCCAACCTGTTTCACTAACTGCATCTAACCAATGTAGATCCTTTTTAAGTCTTTTAAACTTAAAAGGTTTAGCTTTGATTTTTTTGATACGCTTTTTCATACAGCTCAGTTACTCTTTTGACATAACCAGGATCACGTTTATTTGAATCCCAATATCTAGGATCTTGTAGCATAGCTTTAAGATCATCTTCATTAGGAGTTACTGATACTTGAGTTGGCGTAGTTGGTATTGGACTATCTTTAGTAAGTTTCATTATTTCTTCAATAGCCTTAACGCCATCTGCAGTAGCTGCAATACTTGAGAAAGTTTCAAATGCTTCTGGAGATAAATGTTTTTTACTCCATAGTTCACTTGCTTCTATTCTTTCTTTTGCATTATCACCTAGCTTCTGCAACTCTGCATTAGCATCTGGTAATGTTGCCATGGCATTATTAACGAATGCATTAACACCTTGATCAAATTGATCTTGTGATAATCCATTTTGTTTTGCTGTTTCCTTCCACCATTGTACTATTTCCATATCATCTGATACAGTTACATCTACATTTTCTGGAAGCTCTGGAAGATTAACTTTATATTCTTCTGGAGTTTTAGTTAGCTTTTCTTGTTCAATATCTGTTCTGATTTGTTTAGACAAATCTTCAGTTCTTGATCCAAGTTTTTTTTCAAGAGCATTATAACTAGAAGCTAAGTTTTCTAAATTAACTTCTTTTGTATCTGTGTTCCAGAATTTATCTTGTACATATTCTGGTTTAGTAACCTCAGTTTGCTCTTGTGCTTCTGTGGTGACTGGTGCTGTAGCATTATCATCTACCATCTTGTTCTCCTTTTTTTATCCTTGTTTGTATTATACCTGCAAGAAATCTCATTCCTTCTAAATGAAATAACTGGTTGCCATCAATGTTAGGACCTGCAACTGCTTCGGTAGTAATTGATTTAATGTAGTCTAAGATGAGTTTACCATCATCTCCTTTGAATACTGATGCAAATGATTTATTTAAATTAGACTCATCTTGTGGAGTTCTAATATAACCATCAATTGATTTTGTTTGTATAGGTCTTTTTTCTTTTAGTTTATCCCATGCCATTATTGAGGTACTTCTCCTTCACTCGCTGAAGATTGAAGTTGGCTTATTTGTTGTACTATCTGTTGTTGTTCTTGTTCATCTCTAATTAATTTTTCTGGAAGATTCATTTTCTCTGCTAGATATTTAGCTGTTTCATTTTGATTCACAATTACATTTATCATTTGTGGACCAAATGTTCCAGCTATAATTTCGTTAAATCTATTAACATCAGATATGTCTTGCATATGTTGAGCTTTAGCTAATGGAGATCTAGCAGCTACTTTAACTTCTCTACCATTTACTTTAGGTAAATCTATTCTACCTTGTTTAGATAATAATCTAATTATTCTTTTTAGTAATGGGTGTATAAGTTCTGATTGTAGTCTACCAAAAGAAGAACCAATCTGTCTAGATAGATCTGCCATTCTTTCAGAAACTTCTGTAGCTGTCATTGGAGTTCCTTCTGGTCTACCAAGAGTTTCCATGTATAAAGCTTTTTTAATATTCTGCCTCATGTCTTGTAATACTAACTGAGCTACATCAAAGTTAGATGCAGCAGGTATAGGATTTAATCCTCTTGATCCTGGTGCTACTGGTATTAAAGATCCAGGCACTAATGAAATGTTATCTGGATTAATAACTCCATCATCTTCATAAGTATATACTCCAGATACCGACATCTGTGCATTTTGTAATATTAATTCTATTGTTAAGTTACAAGTTTTGATAGCACCCATTGCATTAAATATTGGTCCTCTACCATATACTTCACCAGATGCTTTGTTCCATCTAAATACTAAATAAGGATTTGCACCTTCACCTGTGTATGTTTCTTCAAAGATAACTGCTTTAGCATCTTGCATAACTACACAGTATTTATATTTCTCTACATTTTCTTCATAGACTTTGTAGATAGCTTCAATAATTGTACAATCTTTTTTCATTTTTAATGGATCAAAGTTTTCTGGTATAATAGCTTTAGGATATAAAACAGATATGTGTTCTGGTTTAACAACTCTTGTTCTATAGACTGTATCTATTCTACCATCTGGTCCATTCATTAAACAAATTTTTGGTAATGGTACTGCTGTAAATTTAATAGGATTTACTGCATCACCTTCTTCAACTAACATACACCCTGTACCTACAGCTAGATCCATAAAGCATTCATGTATCTCTTGATTGAAGTTTGAGTTTTGTAATACTTCAAATACATAATCTGTTATTGCATCTAATGATTTATTTATTTCTGGTTTTTGTTCTGGTGGTATTTCAACACCTGCTTGGAAGTCTGCCCATCTTGCAAACGTAGGAACAATACCTGCTTGTAATCTACTAGCAAATTCTTGTACTCCTACTACTGCAGTTTCATCAAATATTTTATCTGTTCTTTTTTGTCCTGGAGATTCATCATAGAATGATTCTCTGTTTGGAAGACAATACTCATAAGCTTCTTCAAACTTTTCTCTCCAGTGATCTTTTACAGATACTGCTTCTTGATACTTCTTAAGTATTCCTATTGCTTTATCTTTTGAATCTTCGTATTCCATTTTCTATTAACCTTTTTATTTTTAATATAATTTTATTTATTATTCTCATTTTCTATACCTTTTTGTTTTTGCTGCAACACCTTTCGGTTGTTTAACAAATTGTTTACCTTTTTTATAACCTTTTGCTTTAGCTCTGTTTGTAGCTGCCTTCTCTTTTGCAGAGAGAGCTTTCCATGCTTTTTCTGGAAGGTATCTTCTTTTGCCTTCTGACTTTTTACCACTGCTTGTTTTCCATTTTTGTTTGCTCCATTTTGATAATTTGTTTGAGCTAGACTTAGCT